TATACATAGCAGTTTAAGTATAATACTTTTGAAAAACCCTGCTTTTTTAAGTGGGGTTTTTTATTGGCTTAAATATCATTATGAATCCAAAACAAGAAGACTGGATATACGAAAGTCCTGATCGTGGTGAGACTGTATTTAGGCGTAAGTTCGGTGACAAGCATTTCCAGCGAGAAGAAATAACACCCGACAAGCCATTAACTATCTATAATGACTTTATGTGGATATACAGAAAAGACTGGGATGACCTAGCTAATAAACATCCAGCAGTAAAAGAACTTCTTGGGAAACTAATCACAATTACAAAGTTAGTAGACGAATGATAGTCTGTTGGACATTGGCAGATATTACTAATACAGGAGTTACTCGTATGCCTAGTAATAGTCCAAGTATAAAATTACGTAATCAGCAACGTAATTACGAAACATTTTTGCAATTAATAAGTATGCGTGGTCAGCCTACAGTTATAATAGCTCCAACAATGTTGACTAATAGAGATATTACTACACTACCCTTTGGCAAAACTTATCTTCAGGACCTGGGATTCAAATACAATGTGTGGATGTTTGCATTTGAAAGTGAGCAAGAAAAAGTATTTGATAATACAAGTGGACAATTAGGAGCGTTAATGTCTGATTTTAATGGTTGTCCTATCATAATTGGTATGGACGAAAATGCTAAAATAACTAATACAATCAATACGATAGGTGAAAAGTGTAATACCTTTTTCCTACACCAAAACCAGTAACGATGATAAATAAACGCAAAGCATCACAGAACGAACACAAAGACTAGGCACATTAAGGCTCATTACCAACCCACTAGATTCAGTGATAGAAACCTATTGATGGAATTTATAAAATGAGTGCTGTAAAAATTGAAAAAGAAAACCTAGAAGCTCACGTGGAATTGTGTGCAGAGAGGTATAACGCATTGGAAGATAAACTCGACAACGTTGAGAGAAAAGTTAGTTCACTAGAACTAGTTGTTAATGAAATCAAAGAAATGATTACACATAACAATAATTCACGACAAAAACAATTAATCAAATATAGTGTAACCATAATCGGTTCGCTAATAGTATTAGTAGGATGGATGGCGGCAAACTATATGTTACCTTACATCTTTACTGCTGTATAATCGTGACTATGGCAACTTTAACATTTGATAAATTTAACAGTCTTGCCAAGCAGAGTCTTGCATCAGTATCTAAAAATATAATTGTAAAAAAACAAAACACATACGAAGTATTTGGAGAGTTTAGAATAATTAAAGATGAATATGGTTTTGCTGTCCACCGTAATGGAAATGAAGTTGCATCTTTTCTTTCATCACGCAATGCTCTTAGCTATTGTATATTTCAAAAATACTTTCGTTATGAGGATGCTGGCTTATTAGAAAGATTAGACGGTAGATTACAGTCAAAGATATTTGATATTGAGGTAGCAAAAAATATTTTGACTAACTCAGCAGACCAATTAAAGAGATTCACAGCTTTAGCCAGAGTTGAAATATACATTGATGACACAAAGGTGATTAAAGAACAAATCAATGATGTTGTCAACATGGCTAAATACTTCCAACAAAGGGAATTAAACAATGAAGTTAACTGATATACAACAAAAGACAGACGCTAAATTTATTAATCGCGTGATGAATGCACACTTTGAATCAAAAGTAAATGTTTCTGCATTGAAAGAAAATACTGCACGTACAATGCTTACTAAAGTTAGAGCGTTAATCAAAGAAACTAAAGGTACACACAAGTTCCATACCAGTGAGAAAAGCCCAGCTTATCTACAACTGCTTATGATGGAACAATCACTAACTGCTCAATTACAAGAGTATGGTGCTGACAGTGCTAGGTATCAGGGTGGAACTGCTTATTCTGCAAATACTACACCATCAGTGATGACAGACATTAAAGATGAAGATGAAGACGAAGACGAAGATGAAGACGAAATGGAAGAAGCATGTGGATCTTCACATAAAAAGAAAAAAATGAAAGAGTCTAAATTAACAGAATCAGAAGTTGAAACAGCACAGGTTGTTTTAGCCGCACAAGATATGTTAGATAAAGTACAAAGCATGTTAGAAGATGTTGCAGATATGCAATTTAAAGATCTTCCTAATCTTGTCGAAATGATGAGAAATGAAGTTGGTGTTAATGAAGCACAGGCTTACCTAGATTCACAAACAGCAACACTATCTAGTTTAGTAACAACATTAGAACAAGCTAAAGCCGCCATGACAACAACAATGGCACCGTTAACGGGTGACCAAGCATTAACACCAGATGAGTTTGCTACAGAACCAGACTTAGATGCAGGTGTTGACAACGATACACCACCAGATTCTGGCATTGAAGCAGATAGCGATGGTGACATCACTGAACCAGATTTAGAACCAGACCTAGGCAGAGAAAGAAGATAAATGAAACTGTTTGAGGTCAGTGGACCCGCACTAGAACTAGCCTCTTTAGTACAGTACCTAATAGGTAAGAGTGACGAGCTTAATACTAAACCTCAAATTAAAACAGATACATTCATTGATATGGCAAGACAAACAGGTATAAACATATCGTTTAGTAATTTGCAAGCACTATCAAATCAAAACCCTTTAAAAAATATGATCACAAATCTAAATCAAGACACTATTGAATTTGGAATTGCAAATGGTGATCAAAAAATGCCTGTTGATAAAGCAAGAGATGTTGTTAAACAAATGGCAAAAAGATCACTACGCAAAAGAAATTAGATAACTACTATTATATGCTCCAAGCAAGAACCCATTCTCTAGCCAGACTGGGTTTTTTTATGTCTTGACATTAGCTTATAAATAGTGTAGTATAATAATTGTATACAGGAGAAGTTTATTATGGCTTATAGCGAAAAGGTATTAGATCATTACGAGAACCCAAGAAACGTAGGTTCTTTTGATAAAACTGACCCAACAGTTGGAACTGGCATGGTTGGTGCACCTGCTTGTGGTGATGTTATGAAACTACAAATTAAAGTAGAAGATGGAGTTATTACAGATGCGAAGTTCAAAACGTATGGATGTGGTTCTGCGATTGCAAGTTCAAGCCTTGTTACAGAAATGCTCAAAGGCAAAACAATCGAGCAAGCACAAGAAATTAAAAATATGGAGATTGTTGAAGAACTATCTTTACCACCGGTAAAGATCCATTGCTCAGTACTAGCAGAAGATGCTATTAAAAGTGCATTAGCAGATTATAAGAGTAAACAAGAAACCGCATAATGGAAGAAACTCAATCGCCCTGCGTGTCGATATGTGCTATGGACAACGGTATATGTGTGGGGTGTGGGAGAACATCTAAGGAAGTTAGTGAGTGGCTTAACTATACAGATGAACAACGTATAACTATAATGGAAAGATTGGAGAAAGAACAAAATGATATCTTTAACTGATGAAAATGGAGAAATAAAATGAAAGTGTTATGTATATTATATGATGACCCTAAAGGTGGAATGCCTGAGAGTTATCCATTAAGCAATTTACCTAAAATAGACAAATATCCTGATGGCATGACATTGCCAAATCCTCAAGGACGAGATTTTAAACCTGGAGAATTATTAGGTTGTGTATCTGGTGAGTTAGGTCTTAGAAAGTTTTTAGAAGATGCTGGTCATACATTAGTCGTTACGTCTGACAAAGATGGCAAAGGATGTACGGCAGATAAAGAATTAGTTGATGCAGATATTGTTATATCTCAACCATTTTGGCCATATTATGTAACAAGAGAATTGATGGAAACTGCCCCGAATTTAAAGATGGCGATTACTGCCGGCATTGGTTCAGACCATGTTGACTTACAAGCCGCCATGGACCATAACATTGATGTTGTTGAAGTAACTTATTGTAACTCAAGGTCTGTTGCTGAACATATCATTATGCAGATTCTAGTTTTAGTAAGAGATTTTACTACTCAACATAAGATTGTTAATGATGGCGGTTGGCATATTGCTGATGCTGTTTCTAGGTCTTATGATGTAGAGGGTATGAATGTTGGTACAATTGCGGCTGGTCGTATTGGTCTAGATGTATTAAGAAAGATGGAGGCATTTGATGTACATCTCCATTACTTTGATAAACATAGATTAAGTATAGAACAAGAACAAAAGTTAAATCTTACATATCACGATTCAGTCGAATCAATGGTTGCAGTTTGTGATGTGATTAACATTAGTTGTCCTTTACATCCTGAAACTGAACATCTGTTTGATGATGAGATGATTGCTAAATGTAAAAAAGGTGCTTATATAATTAATACTGCAAGAGGAAAGATTTGTGATAAAGATGCAATTGCTAGAGGTCTAGAATCAGGACATCTAAGTGGTTATGCTGGTGATGTATGGTTCCCACAACCTGCACCTAATGACCATGTTTGGAGGACAATGCCAAATCATGCAATGACTCCTCATACATCTGGAACATCTCTATCTGCTCAGACTCGATATGCAGACGGAGTTAGAGAGATATTAGAGTGTGTATTCAATGAGGTTGATATCAGAGATGAATATCTAATTGTTCAGAACGGAGAATTGGCTGGTGTTGGTGCTCACTCTTACACTAAAGGAACTTCAACAGGCGGCTCAGAAGAAGCGGCAGAGTTCAAAAAGTAAATGATATCTTTAACTGATATAGCGGCAGAGAAAGCTAGCAAAGCAATTACAAGCAGAGAAAATACTGTAGGGCTTCGTATTGGTGTAAAAACTACAGGGTGTTCAGGACTTGCTTACGTAATAGAGTTTGTTGACAGTATATTACCTGAAGACAATACGTACACTGACAAGGGTGTTACACTAATAATAAATAAAAAAGATTTAACATACCTAGATGGCTTACAACTAGACTATCAGAAAAAAGGATTAAACGAAGGATATGAATTCATCAACCCAAATGAATCAGCAAGATGTGGATGCGGTGAAAGTTTCACGGTCTAATAGGCGACTGTTTACTTTTGGATGCAGTTTTACAAACTACCAATGGCCTACCTGGGCAGATATAGTAGGTCAGGAATTTAAAGAACACCAAAATTGGGGAGCAGTAGGAGGAGGTAATCTTTTTATACTCTGCTCACTCTTAGAAGCTATACAAAGAGAATCTATTAGTATTAACGACACTGTAATTGTAATGTGGTCATCTATAGGTAGAGAGGATAGATGGATCAAAGGAAGATGGGAAACTCCAGGTAGTATATATAATCAGCTTGTGTATCCCAAAGACTGGGTAGACAAATTTGCAGATCCAGATGGTTATTTAATACGTGACGCCGCACTGATATCTGCAGTTATGAATACCTTAGATAACATTAAGTGTGAATATTACATGTTAAGCATGTTACCGTTCAACATCGTCAATGACGCAGATCTTAATATCCTACAAAAAATAAAATCTAAGTTCAACTTACTCAATGGTACTGAGAGACACAACACCATTGATTCAATAAGTGATACAAGTAAAGTATTAGAAATTTATCAAGATGTGTTTGATAGAATACGCCCATCTGTCTTTGAGACCATATTTGATAATGATTGGTATAGCAGGAAAGGATTTAAGTCCATGACATGGATAGAAACCAGTTATAGAGATTCTAAAAACACATGGGCCCAACACTGGCCTCCCTATGAAGATTTTATTAACAAAGATGTTGATGATAAAACGCTACACGAAATAAAACAAGTTTATGACTTTGACAACCTAGACCAATTCTTAGAAGAAATTAAAAGATTTGAAAGTAGAAATGATCAGCACCCAACCCCCTTAGAGCATCTAGAATATCTAGATAGCGTATTACCAGAGATACTAATTAGCCAAGAAACTAGAAGTTGGACTGAAAAAAAACATCTAGATGCCGAAAAGGGAATTACCTGGGAAACAAAAAAAGTGGAGAGGCTATAGCACCGTGCAAAAGGTATTTACGAATGGCTGACTATAAATCTCTCTATCAAGAGGTCATCCTCGATCACAACAAGAAGCCGCGTAATTACGGTACCCTCGACCAAGCAAGTCACTCTGCGGCAGGCCATAACCCGCTGTGTGGTGATCACATTAAAGTGGCACTCAATCTTGAACACGAGTGCATATCCTGTATAGTATTTCAGGGAGAATCATGTGCGATCTGCAAAGCGTCAGCGTCAATGATGACGACAGCCATTAAAGGTAAGTCCCGTACTGACGCAGAAGTTCTGATTCAGGAATTTCTTGCCATGGCTACTGGAAAACTCAGCCTTGACAAACTAAATCACATTGGACGGCTTGCGGTGTTTGCAGGTGTGTGCGACTTGCCTACACGTGTTAAGTGTGCAATACTGCCGTGGCACACGCTTCATGCCGCATTTAACTCAATTAACAGCACATCGACTGAAGCAGATGCAGACCCGATGCACGCCACAATAGGCAACGCATGATGTAATGCCGAATTTTTAGGGGGTTAAGATGCCGAAAATAGCAGAAATTGAAGACACACCCAATCCGAACGCGGTGAAGTTTATTCTTAAAGAACCGCTGACTTGGGGGATAACACACTCGTACGACAACGCCGAGCAGGCGCAGGATGATACCCTTGCCTCCACACTATTCGATATCGAACACGTGACCAATGTGTTTTACATCGATCGCTGGCTCACGGTCACACAGGACGGTGAAGCCGACTGGCCAGAATTAGTTCGTAAAGTCGCCGTGCCGATTCGAGCCGCACCAGCGGCAGAGGAGCAATCTGCTACCACTGTTGCGGCCTCTGCTGATACTGACCTAAGCCCTGAGGATCAGCGGCGCCTTGATGTGATCAACGTGATGTTGGACGAGCAGATCCGTCCTTCGCTACAAGGTGATGGCGGCGATCTAAAAATACTTGATCTCAACGGTAACCAGCTAACAGTACACTACCAAGGTGCATGCGGAACCTGTCCGTCCTCAATAGCAGGAACGTTGCGTGGCATCGAGAATCTACTTCGATCAATTGAACCTGATATCGAACTTGTAGCTGTTTAAGTTATTAACTCTGACAAAATAATAGTTGACATTATTAAAAAATCGTGTAAAATTGTATTAAATAGAACTTATCCTACGTAGTAACACATTAAAAATCAAGGACACTGCATGATAACAAATAAATTTGATTATAAAGAGTTAACTAGAACAACCACAGAACATCAACGGTTGTATCAATGTCCAGATGGTAATGCTGTTCCTAGTGTAACAACTATCTTAGATAAAACAAAATCAGCAGAAAAAACTAAAGCATTAGCAAATTGGCGTAGGAGCATAGGTGAAGCAAAAGCAACTGAAATAGTTACTGAAGCCGCCAACAGAGGAACACGTATGCACACTTACTTAGAAAATTATGTTCTAGGTGAAGAACTAAAAGAGACAGTGTCTAATCCTTATGCTCAACAGAGTCTAGACATGGCTAAGATTGTTATTAAAGAAGGTCTATCAAATGTAGATGAGTATTGGGGGACTGAAGTTGCTTTATACTTTCCGGAAATTTATGCAGGTACAACTGACCTAGTAGGTGTACACAAAGGTGACGATGCAATACTTGATTTTAAACAATCAAACAAACCAAAGAAGCGTGAATGGATTGAAGATTACTTTCTTCAACTAGTAGCCTACGCAGAAGCACACAACGAAGTGTACGGAACTAATATACGCAAAGGTGTAGTACTGATGTGTACCAAGGACTATAAATACCAAGAGTTCATAACAGAAGGCGTAGAATGGGATATGTGGAAACAGAAATGGTGGGACCGGGTAGAGCAATACTATAAAAAACATAGATGATTAAGTTTGCATTTGGGTGTAGTCACACTGCCGGAGTTGGTGTAGAATTACATGAGGCGTTTCCTAATCTTCTTAATGCAACTAACTACGGAGTTGAAGGAATCAGTGCTAACTTTCTTGCCAGACATCTAATAGAAAAAGTACAAGAACAAAAGCCAGATGTAATTTATATTCTTTGGCCTGATTGGTCCCGCTTTGAATATATAGATAACGACGGTAATACACAACAGTCACTTCCTACAGATACTAATCGAATTCATTTTATGGAAACTGCTACTGACGATTGGTTAAAGAGCAATTTTAAAAAAGTTGTTGATAGCGTGCATACCTATTGCGTAGATAACAAAATTACGTTGATAGATGCAACACTGTATGATCTTATACCGTTTATTAATCATGCAGACAAATGGCCCGTATCTAAATTAGGACATCACTATAGCGAAATTTGGCATCAATGGGTAGCTGACATTTTTAATAACGCATTACAAAATAATACAAGATTTCCACTTAATAATGAATAAACATAAATGATTGACATACTATTTGCTCTCGTCGTTAAACACTGTATAATTGATTTAGGATTACAGAGCCAACTCCTTGCCAACAAAACACATAAAAAAGTGTTTTATTTTGGATGTCACGAACATTATATACATCATGCTATAGGAACATTTGTAGCACTGTATTTTTTTACAGATATATCAATAGTACTATTAGCAAGTGTTATAGATTACCTAGCACACTGGCATATCGACTTTGCAAAACATAATCTAAATAATTGGTTAGAATATACTAGAAAAGATAAACTTTTTTGGTGGGTAGCAGTAGTTGATCAGTTGTTACATTTCTTAACTTACTATCTTTTGGTCCTCTATGTTATTTCCTAGATAAATATACTGATAACAATGGAACTTTAAAAAAGATGGCTACAGTACAAATCTCAAGAATACAGCATAGACAAGGTCTAGCAGAAAACTTACCTCAACTAGCAGGTGGTGAATTAGGCTGGAGTATAGATAATAGACAGTTATATATTGGTAACGGAACCATTGCAAATGGTGCACCGGTAGTTGGTAACACAGAGATACTAACTCAATTCTCAGATATCGTTCAACTAGCAGATACTTACACATATAAAGGTGATGCCGCAGGATACACATCCAAGACAGGAGCATTAACAAGTACACCTGTAACAAGAACATTACAAGGTAAATTAGATGACTTTGTATCAGTAAAAGACTTTGGCGCAGTAGGTGACGGAGTTACAAATGATACACTTGCGATTAATAGAGCATTGTATGAAATATTCTGTCGTGAAGTAAACCCAGAAGTACGAAGAGGCTTGTATTTTCCAGCAGGAACATATCTAACAAATGATACAATATTAATTCCACCTTATGCTAAGATATGGGGAGAAGGAATGCACTCAACAGTGATCAAACTAGATGTTGATCCATCGAGTACTATTGCAACATATATGGCTAGAACAACAGACAGTCTACAACAAACAGGAATTAACATTGGTACTAACTCAGCAATAACACCTAAGAATGTTGAAATATCATCACTGACATTTGAAGCCGCTGAGATTACTAATATCTTTTTAGTAGAATCAATTGATCAAATGTATTTTGATTCAGTAGGTTTTAAAGGAACACTAACATCCGCAGATTTAAATGTAGCTACAGATGATGCAAGTTGTGTACGAGTTAATGGAACAAGTGCAAACATTTCACGTGCAGTAACATTTGATAAATGTGCATTTACTAATATGACTTACGCATTTAAAATTGATGAACGTTGTCAAGGATGGACAGTAAGTAACTCAAAATTTGAAACACTATACAATGGTGTAGTTTTAGGTACTTCACTAGTTGACGGTGGACCAGTCGGCTTCCGTACAGTACATAACTTCTTTGATGAAATTTATGGTTCAGCAATTGTTTATGATCTAGTTAGCACTTGTGCTACTGCTCATAACATATTCTTAGATAATTGTGGTAAACAATTCGGTGCAAGTCCACAGGTACCAGTAATTGATTTTAATACTAATAATAATATATCAATTGGTGATATGTTTGAACGTAGTGATGCTGATAGTTTAACATTCCCAAGAATTGATGTAGGCACAACAACATCAATTGGTTTAGACAATACTAAACAAATTCAGTTAGGTAGTTTTGTTCGTGAAAGTGGTAAAACTGCTACACTAACAGATAATACAGCAGTTGCGGCATCAGTATTCACAGTGGCATCTGGAGATATAACAGCTTGGTCAATGGATTATACTATAACAAGAGGATCTAACATAAGACATGGTAAAATGGCAGTACGCAATGCGTCTTCTCCGAGTTACTCAGATGAATATGTTGAAGATGCATCAACAGGTGTTACCTTAACAGTTGTTAATACATCAGGCACAACATATGCTTTGCAATATGTATCAACTAGTACAGGTAGTAACGCTACATTAACTTACAGTCTAACACAGTTAGGATAGTATGTGGCCCGTCGGCTATGAAGAACGGCTCCAATCCTGGGTTCAACTCAGACAAGATTGTGAAAACAAATCCCTTAAAGCACAACTTAACCAAATAGCAGGATGGTGGGGTCATGCTCCTCGAGTAAAAAATGTATTACATTGGCAGGATAAAACAACCTGGCCAACCCCCTGGGAACTTTTGGCAGATAATAACTTCGATGAGCTTGCTATTTCCTTAGGAATGTCATATACTTTATTGATGCTAGAAAGTAATAATACCACAGTTGAGATTGTACAAGCAAAGGACATCTCCGCTAACGAGTATAATTTAGTTATGGTTGACAATCAGAAATATATACTTAATTATGATCCGTGGTTAGCAATAAATAGCGAGCAGGTAGATTTTAAAATATTAAATACAGTTGGCAGTGATCAACTATTACAAAAAATAGGATAGAGATGGCAGAGATTATAGTTACTAAAAGAGACGGAAGTAAAGAACCTTTAAACATCGAAAAACTGCACAAAGTTGTAATGTGGGCATGTGAAGGTACCACAGGTGTATCAGCCAGTGAAGTTGAGATTAAAAGTCACTTACAATTTTACAATGGTATTAAATCGTCAGACATTCAGGAAACTGTTATTAAGTCTGCCGCTGATTTAATAACAGAAGATACTCCTAACTATCAACATGTTGCTGGTAGATTAATTAGTTATCATATTCGTAAAGATGTATATGCACAGTTTGATCCTTGGCATATTACAAAATTAGTTAAACAAAATATTGAACTTGGTCTGTATGATCCTCATCTATTAGAAGATTACACAGAAGATGAATGGGACCAAATTAATTCATATATTAAGCACAATCGTGATGAAATGCTAACGTATGTTGCTATGGAACAATTCCGTGGTAAGTACCTCGTACAAAATCGAGTTACAGGACAAATATACGAAAGCCCACAAATGACATATATGTTAATAGCAGTAACGTTATTTTCAACTTATGCAAGAAGCTCTAGATTACAATACGTTAAAGATTATTATGACGCAATATCAACTCATCAGATAAGTTTACCTACTCCTGTAATGGCAGGCGTAAGAACTAGTCAACGACAGTTTAGTTCATGTGTACTAATTGAAACAGATGACAGTTTAGATTCTATTAATGCCACAGCGGCGAGTATTGTTAGGTATGTGTCACAGAAAGCAGGTATTGGTGTAAATGCAGGTCGAATTAGAGCTATTAAAAGTCCTATTAGGAAAGGCGATGCTTACCATACTGGTGTTATCCCATTCTTTAAATTATTTCAGGCGGCAACACGATCGTGTTCACAAGGTGGGGTAAGGAATGGCGCGGCAACCTTGTACTATCCTATATGGCATTTAGAAGTAGAGGACTTATTAGTACTTAAAAACAACAAAGGTACAGATGATAATCGTGTTCGTCATATGGATTATGGTGTGCAGTTTAATAAATTAATGTATGAAAGATTGTTAGCAGGTGGAGACATAACGTTATTCTCACCACATGATGTTCCGGGTATGTATGATGCGTTCTTCCAAGATCAAGATAAGTTTAAAGAACTATATGAAACTGCAGAACGTAATACAAAAATTCGTAAGAAAACATTAAAAGCAATTGATTTGTTTAGTTCATTTATACAAGAACGTAAAGATACAGGTAGGATATATTTACAAAATGTTGATCATGCTAACACACACGGGTCGTTTGACCCTAAAGTAGCACCAATTAGACAAAGTAACTTATGTTGCGAAATTAATTTACCAACCAAACCGTTAAACGATTTAAATGATCCCGATGGTGAAATAGCATTATGTACATTAAGTGCTATTAATTGGGGTGCATTCAGAGCTCCGGAAGAGATGGAAAAGGCGTGCGGGCTTGCTGTGCGAGGATTAGACGCCCTTTTAACCTATCAGAACTATCCAGTACTAGCGGCCAGAATGGCTACAGAAAACAGGCGACCTTTAGGTGTAGGCATTATTAATTTGGCATATTGGTTAGCAAAGAATGACTTTACATACAGTGATCCTGGTTGCTTACCTGAATTAGATCGATGGGCACAGCACTGGTCATATTACCTGATTAAAGCATCTGCAGACTTAGCAGAAGAATATGGTGCTTGTCCTAAATCAGATGAAACTAAATATCATCATGGTATATTACCGGTTGACACATATAAACGAGATGTCGACGAGCTAGTACCACACAAAGATCTAGTTGATTGGTCTGGATTGCGTAAGCAACTTAAGAAGACTGGTATACGTAACTCAACACTAATGGCACTAATGCCAGCAGAGACATCTGCACAAATTAGTAACTCAACAAACGGTGTAGAACCTCCACGTAGCTATATTAGTATTAAGCAAAGTAAACACGGAGCGTTAACACAAGTAGTACCTGAGTTTAGAAGATTGAAAAACAAATACGAACTATTGTGGGATCAGAAGTCTCCAATAGGGTATTTGAAGATAATGGCTGTACTCCAAAAATATATTGACCAAGGAATATCGGTAAATACTTCTTACAATCCAGAGCATTATGAGGATGAAAAGATCCCAATGAGTGAGCTGTTACAACACGTTATTATGTTTTATAAATACGGTGGCAAGCAGTTATACTACAACAACACACACGATGGTCAAGGCGAAATTGATATTGACCGTGATGTAAAAGATAGTGTCGAATTTAATGAAAGTGACCTGGATGATGCAGACTGCGATAGTTGTAAACTTTAAATAACCACAATAAGAATATACTACATGAGCGTTCTAAATACAAAAACAAATCATCTTAAGAGCCTAGCATTTCTTGACAAAAGCGGTGGCCGTGGCATACAAAGATATGATACCCTGAAATATAAACAGTTTGATAAATTAACTGATCGCCAGTTAGGTTTCTTTTGGCGGCCAGAAGAAGTAGATGTAATGCGTGATAGTAAAGACTTTAAAGATCTTACACCGTATGAACAACACATCTTTACTAGTAATCTGAAACGTCAAATACTGTTAGATAGTGTTCAAGGACGTTCACCTAACTTAGCCCTATTACCTCTTGTTAGTTTACCAGAGATCGAAACCTGGATTCAGACCTGGGCATTTAACGAAACAATTCATTCACGTTCGTACACACACATTATACGTAATGTATTTGCTGACCCATCAAAAGTATTTGATGAAATGATGAACATTGAAGAAATAATTAATTGTGGAACTGAAGTTACTAGATATTATGACGACTTAATTGAATATGGATCTTGGTATAACTTACTAGGTGAAGGAGTTCATACAGTAAATGGTAAGAAAATTACAGTCGATCGTTACGAACTTAAGAAGAAACTATGGTTATGTATCAATTCAGTTAATGCGTTAGAAGGAATACGCTTTTATGTTTCATTTGCATGTTCGTGGGCATTTGCTGAACTTAAGAAAATGGAAGGCAATGCTAAAATTATTAAACTAATTGCACGTGACGAAAATGTACATTTAGCATCAACACAGCATATGTTAAAAATGTTACCACAAGATGACAAAGACTATATTAAAATTAAAAAAGAATGTGAACAAGAAGTAGTTGATATATTTAGAACTGCTGTTGAACAAGAAGGAGCATGGGCTAGTTACTTGTTTAAAGATGGATCAATGATTGGTCTTAACGAAGAACTACTAAAAGACTATGTAGAATGGATAGCATCAAAACGTATGAGTAGTATAGGACTTCCTCAAATTTATAAAGGTGGTTCTAACCCTCTTCCGTGGACACAGAAATGGATAGCAGGTGGTGATGTACAGGTGGCCCCTCAGCAAACTCAAATATCCTCATACACAATTGGAGCTGTCAAACAAGATGTTTCTAAAGACACATTTAAAGGACTTAGTTTATAAATGTGGAATAACCCAGATACAATTGACAATGAAATTATATCTATGGCAAAAGATCTCAAATGTAATTGGATAGGAGCAGTTAAAGTTGACGCACAGTCTGCATACGAGTATAATAACTGCCACAACAATGTTAGAATACACTCTAGTATATATGGGGGTAAGGAAGTAGTTGGCTATTATTTTGTGAAAGGGTTTAATGTTGTACAAGCTATAAGACATAGTGTATGGGAAGACAACACGTTAGTAGATGTCACCCCATACAAGGATAACAGAGAACATATTATTTTTGCATTAAGTGTAGACCAATCTAACGATTACTCGATACCTAACTGTTACTCTCAGTCTCTTTCTAAATACTTAGAACAGGAGAGTGAGAGCATGTATTATGTATATCAAATAGTAGATCCGAGAAACAACCAACCATTTTATATCGGCAAAGGTACAGGTAACAGAGCATCAACACATTTACGGACTGTGCCTGACACTAGAAATGTGTACAAAGAAAATAAAATCGCTAGTATAAGAAAGTCCGGAGTAGAACCAGTAATTGAATATATCGCTGAAAACATATTAGACGAGAAATTAGCGTATGATATTGAGGCTACTGTAATTAAAAAGTATGGTAGAAAAGGATATGACAAGAATGGCATATTAACTAATATATGCCCTGACGCTCGCCCACCTAATCACAAAGGTAAAACATACGAAGAAATATACGGGGTTAATAAAGCAAAGCAACAACGAGAATTAAGATCACGCCTCCAGAAAGAGAGAGGTGGGTATGGTCCTAAACAACATAGCATCGAAACACGAAAACGATTTAGTGAATTAAATTCTGGCACCGGAAACCCAATGTACGGTAAAACACAGAAAGAAAGTACTAAGGCGTTAATTAGCGAAAAAGCAAAGTTGCTTGTCGGCAAAAAAAATAAAAATAGCCACACTTACAGACTAACATCTCCAATTGGGGATGAGCACATATTATACGGCGGAGAAGCCGCTGATTTCTGTAAAACACATAATTTAAGTTGGAGTACTCTTAAAATGCAAATTGAAAAGAAATGGGGTATTCCAAAAAAAGGCAAAACTAAAGGGTGGAGGTTAGAAGATTTAACGGCTCCTACAATATTTAAAGGATTTAGTCTATAATGTTAACAATGTATTCAAAAACAAACTGCCCGTATTGCGACAAAGCAAAAGCATTTTTAGAAAATAAAGGTATAGAGTTCCGTATAGTTAAGATTGACGAGAATGAAACAGCAAGAGAATTTTTAATGCAACAAGGGTTTAAGAGTGTCCCCCAAATATTTAATGATAAAGAATTATTCGTCGAGGGTGGGTTTCAAGGGCTAATTAAGTTAACAGACGCCGAATTAACTAATAAACTAGGATAAAAATGAATATTACAGCAAACAGCATTTACACATTTAAACTGAATTCAGGCGAGGAAATGGTCACAAAAGTGTTAGAAGTAGAAGACACATTTTTTCTAATAGAAAAGCCTGTATCAATAGCCCCAGGGAAAAACGGTATGCAAATGATTCCAAGTGCATTTACTATGGAATTGGAAAAACCAGTAAGACTAAATATTAGTGCAGTAACAATGATTTTTGAAACTAACCCTGAAGTACAAGCTAGTTATAAAACAGCAACAACAGGTATAGTTCAACCAACAGAAAAGAGAATTTTACAAGGATAAACAATGGCCGGAGTTGTACGTAGAGGTGATATAAACTGGGCAGGCGGATTGGCCATCGATGCAAGCACGACTGTGCTAGTTAATGGTAGGGGAGTAGTATACCCAGGTAGTCGTGTGACTCCTCACCCATGTTGTGGGGCAAAAGGGTGCGATATTCACTGTACGGCTGTAGTAGTAGGTCCAGGCAGTTCAACAGTACTAGTTGAAGGCAAACGTGTAATACGCCAAGGCGAATACGATTTATGTGGCCACACTAGAGCAACAGCTAGTTTTGACGTGATCTGTGGGTAATTAAGAATGGCCTGCGGCGGACTTCTGACTTCAATGTTAATGACAGTAGGTGCTAGCCTATTGAAAGGAGTCGGAGAAGGCTTAATAAAAAGTTCAGGCATTGGTAGTGCAATATCTAAATTAGGATCAAATTTCCCAGGATTTAATACAATAACAGAAGCCATTGGGGCCGCTAGCGGCCAAGGTGGAACAGCCTTGATATCAATGGGAGGTCTTACATTTCCAGGAGTTGGTAATGCAGTACCTAGCAGTTTCTTAAGTAATCTAGGCAGTAATTTTAGTATGACAGGTCTTATTAATAATACAGCAGATCAGATAATGGGAGTTGACCTCGGCGTATTCACTCAACACTTTAATGCCGCAGATGCATTAGTCCAAGGGTCAAATCAATTTATAACTGCTCTCCAAAGTTTTGCCGGTGAGACATTTTCTTCATATAGTCAGAATAGTTTAATGACAGGGGCACTAACAGATGCCAACAAAGCCCTACCATCATTTGGCACTGACATGTTTAATGTAGGTAATATTGTTAACTTAGCAGATCTAAATAATCTAGGAAATCCGTTAAGCCTTGTTAAAAATTTAAGCCAGCAATCCGGCGGACTTGCTGTTCTAAATAAAAGTCTATTAAATGCAGGTATTGATCCTAACTATCTTAACACAGTACTGAATTCAACAGATGTTGGGGCATTAACTAATGCTACCTTAGGCGACGCCCTAGGAACAGGTGGCCTGGTAGAGTTCGCTGGCACAAGAAATTCTCAAGACTTATTAAGTGGTGGAAGTACAAATTATGCCACCTTAGGAAGTGCTCCTGCATCTAAAGGACTAATGAGTGCTGTATATGATGCGATGGCTAATATTAAAGGAGAAGACCTGGCCCAGGTACAGGCTATATTAGGAAGTAATGTATCAGGACTAGTAACAATGCAAGACATGTTAGATCCTGGTAAGATACTACCAAATAGTTTTCCTAGTCTTGCATCAATTCCTTCAGCTGGAACAGAAGCCGGTGCAAGTCAGCAATCAACAGCCGCAAGTTCATTGAGTAGGGTTTACGTATAATGGCAACACTAAACGAAAAATTTAACGGATTAGGACAAGAGCTATACACTGCTCTGCCTGAAGATATTGCAGATGCTAACAAAGCATTAGCAAGAGCACTAGGACAAATTAAAAATGTATTTGAACTAACAACTAGTCAACTAGGAGAGGTGGCACCAACTCTTGAAACAACTAAAGGATTGAGTTTAATTAGTAGTGGAGGCGGATTAGATCAAGATGTAATTGATTTTTACACTGTGGACTTAGCCACTGGCAGTGGACAAAATGGAGAATTGTTATTAACTGATGTTATTGGAACAGCCGCTGGCTGGGTCCACGTAGACGAACTTAATGCAGAAGCTAGTAGACTTAAAGCTATAAACGATCTGGGTGAATTTGATGATTTACAAGCATGGCCCGAACCTAAGGAATATGACAATGCTGGAAATGGAATGTATACTGTCTTGCATTATCATTGGGTAAGCAATGCTTATTACACTCCTATAGTTAACCCATTAGTTCTTGACGACGAAGGTAATCCAACAATAACACCTCAATGGACATTGCCATCTAAGATAACACTTACTGCATCTAAGGCCGCAACGTATTCTAGTAGATTAGGATTAAGCAATGCAGTATGTGAACTAGTAAACAATGAAATAGAACGTATAGCTAACGCATATCCATTACAAGCAGGTCAGAGTATAACATCGTTTACTAACATGGGTAATCAGATGACAAAAGAAAAAACAAATAGAGCGGCCGCAGGAATAGTACCAGCTGACACACAAACAGGAACTAAAACTCCTGTGCAAGGATTAGTTAGTAACTTACACAGCATAGGTCAAGACACTAGTTTAGGTGGCAGTGCTTATGTATTAGAAAAACTTGCTGATACTAGTATCAAAGGTGGTCAAGCAGTAATAGCCGCAATGCGAGAAGGACGTAACATACAAAGATTGGCGAATGCTGGAATACCAAGTTCACTGTTTGCAACATCTGCCTCTAAAACAACACAACAAGCAACTTTGCTTACATCAACATACACAGTTGATGAAGCAAAAGCTGATTTATAACTTAATAAGTGTTGACATCAATTATACAGACTGTATAATAAATTTATGAAATACTTTTCCTATGCGTTAACTGTAAACGAATTTACTATGATAGATATTTGTCCCGATGCAGTTCGTTTTGGCCCTAGCACTTTACATGGTCATGAACTACGCTTTGCAGAGTCAGCAGATATTATTCATAATATACAATCAACCGTTGACGGAATACTATGGGAAATTCCTGAAGAATACATTGATATGATTACTACTATAGAACATCATGATGATAAACAACAGGTACTAGTTTCATTTGGAAAACAAACAATTAGAGCATGGGTGTCAAAAAGAAAAATGCACATACCTCCTGATGTCCCATCATGGGAATATTGGGAAGAACTTGAAGATGCTTATGATCAACAAGGATTACCAATAATGCAAATAGTGAAAGCAATTGATTCAATTGAATATTATATAGATACAGGAATAAAAAATGATTGAAGGAAAAGTATGGGGAAATACTGAGGTAATTGAAGCCAATTCAAGTCTGGAGTTTCATAGAATTGACATTAAGAAGGGTGGAACTTGTTCCAAGCACAAGCACAAATATAAATGGAACGGATTTTATGTAATGTCTGGAGAGCTGTCTGTTAAGGTATGGAAGAATAATTATGACCTAATAGACGAAACAATATTAACTCAAGGACAATGGACCAGAATTGCTCCAGGAGAAATGCATCAGTTTGAAGCACTTGCTGATACAATAGCATTTGAACTGTATTGGGCCAATTTTGATCATAACGATATTGAAAGAGAATCAGTAGGCCACTTATCAAGTGAATGAAGAACTGCATAATCACCTAGCTGGACTAGACCATACTAATCATTATGGTGGAGGAATGTTATCGCCTGATGGTAAGTCGTTTTACGTAAACATACCTAAGAATGCTACCTCGTTTATTACTCAATGGTTATCAGAAAACAATTGGAAATTTCCACCTGGTGGAAATGCCGTTGAGGAAGTTGTTGTGGTCCTGCGTGATCCAATAGAACGTTTTGTGTCAGGATTCTGTCAATACATACAAGGAAGTATTCTATATCCAACATTTGGTAACATCGGACAGCCTTTCTCCATTAAAGAACTAACCAATTATTGGCCAATGGTCGAACGTTTTATGGCAAACCAAGTTGTATGGTTTGATGATCATACATGGTTCCAGCACTATTATATTAAAGATGTATTACCTAATATTCCGCGTCGATATTTCTGGCTAGATAAAACTCAATTAACCATTGACCTTAAACAGGCATATAATCTCAATGATCCTAGCCCGCAGGTACTTGCTGATACAAACGTCAGTAAAGGTGAGGCTATAGAGATACAACAACTGATTAGAGGAAGTCTAGATAATCCGGTAATACTTGAACGAGTTAAAGAAATCCTTGCACCTGACTATGCAATCATTAGTAAGGCCTTGACAAAATAATTAAATGACGTTATAATATATACACTTAAATGCCGTAAATAGTTAAACGAAAGGAGAATAAAGGTATGAAGTTAACCTTGAAGGTACTGTACGCAACACTAGCAATGATAATATTAGGATCAATAATTTTAGGCCCACATGTGATTAGAGTAGTTCAGGCCAATCAACAAGCTCATGAAATTGCTGAGAATATCACTAAATTAGAACAAGAAGAACAAACACGTATTGCTCATGAATTGCTTGTTCGAGAAGAGAGGTGGATGACAGAAATCGGATGCCTGGCTCGCAATGTTTATTATGAGGCAAGAGGTGAAAGCAGAGAAGGACAACTAGCAGTTGCTCTGGTCACAATAAACAGAACTGAGAACAACATGTTTCCAAACAGTATTTGCGGAGTTGTTAATGAACGCAAAAAATCTAAAGGTGAACTAGTTTGCCAATTTAGCTGGCGGTGTGAAGCACATACTAATCCAAAGAAAACAGTACGACAACAACATGAGAGTTATCAAGTGGCATTACAGGCAATTCAGCAATACGATTATCTATCAACAACACTAGTACCAAAAAGTACATACTGGTTCCATGCTAATTATGTAAAACCTACCTGGCGTAAAGTCAAACAACGAATAGTTAGAATTGATAATCACATCTTTTATAAACAAAAACCTGGTGACCATCGTCGATAATTGTTGTTAAAAAATCCCTAAAAAATAACAACAACCAAAATTGTTGTTAAAAAACAACAGGAAATTAACAACAAATACCTCTAAAAAAGAGGTATTTTTTTGGATAAAATGGTTGACCAATAAATCCAGAACTGCTATAATGTATTTAAGAAGTTAGGAAAGTAAGTTAATTATTTAGGGGTAGATAAAATGACTGTATCAACTGAAAATCCAACATTAGCAAAACTAGAAGAAAAGTACAACTCAACAGAGTTACGTGTTAATCCATTTGAAAAACAAGGTGGTAGAACATTTACAGATACTGTAGGTGAACGTAACCGTGACGGAGTTTGTATATTAGGTGATCGTCCAGATGATTACACAACCATTGACAGTATAGTTAGATGGGTTAGCAATGATAGTGTTCCTCCAATAGATATTTTAGAAATGGCAGTGGTTGATGGTACTATTACATTTGACGAGTTTCTTACTTCAGTTGAAGTTAGCTCTAAGGAAAGTGCTGAACATCTTGAAGCATATTTTAACATGCGTGCGAAACATGGTTATTCAGAAGAAGAAAAAGCTGAGATGCGTGCTAACTTTGGTGACGAAGAGGTAGTTGATATCATCACTGGTCAACAGGTAGCTATATAATGGAATATTTCTTTTTAGCATTTGTGGGCTTGGTATTAATAGTATCTTTAGCAACACACGGAATATTTGGTACATTATTGATTATGGGTGTTGGTTACGGCATCGGTTGGTATTTTTGGGGTGAAGGTGCCGGAGTTATAATTGCAGGCTTCTTAGTTTTTATGTCAGTAGCTGGAGGCGACAGTACTAATTTTAGAGTAAGAAGAACTAATTGGAGTCCGGAACTTAAAAAGAAAAACGGATTCATTGAAGACTTTGACATTGACATCCATAAGAAATAATAATGAATAGACCAACTACAAGCACTGAGGTAACAGTAACTACAGAAAGCCGTATGCGAAGTGTGTACGGTGACTATGGGTACCATGAGATTACAGGAACTGTGATAGCTAGTCCTAAATGGTTAAAGCCAAATGAGTTTGCTGTTAGCAATACTGAACACCCAAATGGCTTTTCAGTTATTAGTTTAGATCATGTGGTAGACATTAGAGATGTCAATGGCCGCGAACTTAAATTTACTACAGATAATTCAGTAAGAGTTTGGGCAATTACAGGTAGCAAAGGCGACAAATATACTGTAACATTAGAAGATGCTAATTACAGATGCACATGCCCAGGCTTTCAATATAGAAAACATTGTAGACATATAACGGAATGTATATAGGACTTAAAATGCAACCATGGGATATAATACAACTGCTTGAAGCAGACAACAGTAGATTAGCGAAGGAAAAGATACTTCGTGATGAAGCTGGTTGTGCGAATCAAGAGTTTTTTTCCGGAGTTCGACTAGCCCTCGATCCACTCACTACATTTGGTATTAAAAAAGTAGCAGAATCAGTTACGAGTGGACCTGGGTTAGATTGGACCACATTTAAGCAAGCCTGTGATGGATTTACATCACGAGAAGTAACAGGTAATTCAGCCCAAGAAGTTCTACAAGAACTTATGAAGACAGCTACACAAGAACAATGGAACAATTGGTATCGCAGGATATTAATTAAAGATTTGCGTTGTGGTGTGAGTGAAAAGACTGTGAATAACGTAGTCAAAAAAGATTACCCCTCTTACGTTATTCCGGTCTTCACTTGCCAACTAGCACACGATGGTGCTAATCATGAAAAGAAGATTGCAGGTAAAAAACAATTAGAAGTTAAACTTGATGGCGTTAGAGTTATTTGTATTCTACATAAAGATCGCCGTCCAGAAGTGTTTAGTCGTAACGGTAAACAGTTTCATAATTTTGAACATATTGTTGATCAACTAGCACATGTTGTTCAGACTTATGGTATCGCATGCGATAGGATATTAGATGGTGAGGTTATGTCCAACTCTTTTCAGGACTTAATGAAACAAGTACACCGTAAAACTAATGTCCAATCTAACGATGCCGTCCTACATTGTTTTGATATGATTACTCTTGAAGAGTTTCAACAAGGTGGATCACTTGTTCCACAATATGTTCGTTCAGGACTAGTTAAAGAGTTCATTGATGGGAATCAAGAGGAATTACCAAACGTAGCAGTATTAGATTGGATTAATGTTGACTTAGACACTCCTGAAGGTCAAGAATCGCTTAAACAGGTCAACAAGCAGGCTATTGACGGCGGGTATGAGGGTATTATGATTAAAGATCCAAGAGCAGGATATGAATGTAAGCGTAGTCATAGTTGGCTTAAAATGAAACCGTTTATTGAAGTAACATTAGTAGTTGAGGACGTTGAAGAAGGCACTGGACGTAACCAAGGACGATTGGGTGCTTTAATTTGTAAAGGAGAAGATGATGGACATATTATTAGCGTTAATTGCGGCAGTGGCTTTTCTGATAGCGATCGCGACAGTTTCTGGGATTCCAGGACCGACCTTATTGGAAGTTTGGTCGAAGTTAGAGCAGATGCGATCACGCAAAACCAAGACCAAACGTACTCGTTAAGATTTCCTAGATTTAAAGGATTCCGTGGCACGGAGCCAGGCGAGAAATTATAATGAAATATAAACTTCCGATCCTATATAGTCAAGCAACTTCAAAAGAACGTAGACTTGTTAGGGAACAGTATGTGGAAGAACAACACGGACTTTGCTATTGGTGCAAGTCCCCTCTAGATAGTAAACCAACAGTTGACATCACAAATAAAAAGATAAATTGGGAACTTTTTCCACCTTTCTTTCTTAAACATCCTATACACTTACAACATGATCATGCAAGTGATCTAACAGAAGGTGCTGTCCATGCCTATTGCAATGCAGTCATGTGGCAATATCACGATAGGTAGGCATTATGAGTATTCCACAAAAACCTAAACCTTGGCGCCAGCGTATACGTGACTTGTTCGAAAGGGACTTACCTTTTGGACATAAAGTAGAACGTGATCGTACCAAATATACTCGAAAAGAAAAGCATAAACCAAAGGACCTTGACGAATAAATGGAAAACGTATATAATTGTTCAGTATGTAGCACAGATTTCGATGAATACAACGAAGGTGGAACCGTTGGTAATTTTGGTATACTGCCAGTAGCATTTTGTCCAACTTGTTTAGCATGTATGTGTGATATGGCACAACAACTAACAAATAACTTTGAAGAGGGAGAGTAAATGAATATAGCAGAGGCAGTTGCGACATTACACGATATTGCTCGTAAACTTGAAAAGAATGATGGTCAGTTATCACTTGAGATCCGCTTAATTGCTGATAGACTTAACAAAAAGAAAACATTTTTAGATGAAGATGATATGGAAGAAGTTAGGAGGGCTACATAATGTTAAACATTACTTCGCTTAAACACACACTAGTTGGGAAAAAAGTACCTAGTAAGTTCAACGGAGAAGCAGGTAGATATGTTGAAGAGTTACTTCGATTAGATGGGTTTCTTATCTCTAAGAGAGGTGTCGACTTGTATCTACACAATCAGGGAATTGAGGTAAAGACTCGAGATATAGATTCTACTAGTCCGCACACACTTGGTACAATGATAATCAATGACATTATACAGTTACCATATGATATGAGTCCCATGTTTGACAAATTTCAAAAACAGTTTAGGGTAAAAACTCAAAACAACGTAATTATTAGTGCTGAAATTTACAATTTTAACATTCTTCACATACAGAGAAAGATTGAAGAAGGATACCAAGCAGGTCGCAACCAAATGATCGCCGGCAATACTAACTCCTATATTAGAGGAAACTATTGGTGCTATTGGGAAGAAATATCACCTGATGGCAATAGCTATGCGTTAAGATTTCCAAATTCTCGCATAGAAGAATTAGAGCGAATGACCAAGTCAACTTATAATACACTTTTTGAGGAGGTAGCATAATGTTAACAAAAACTTACGATGTGGTATATTGGGACGAAAGTGGAAAGAAAGAAATTGTTAACTCGTTCCCAACAATGGAAGAAGCTCAACAGGCATTCTTTAAATGTACGGAAGGTGATAAAGAAGCCCAAATTAATTCTAGCTACGATATTGAAGAAGGATACGTCGGAGTACCTGGATACTAATATGAGTATGCACATGGAAGGTCCTGCCCTAACTACAACAAGGACTAAAAAATACAAACTTAATTTAACTAAATCTAAACGTGCTGAGTTAGAAATGGATATGTTTCACTACAATAAAAAACAAAAACGTAATGGAGTACCTAAAGTTACATTTGAGGAATACCTAGACTTTAGATGTGGGCGTATAGTTAAGAAACGATTACACCCTAGTGAGCAAGGCACATTAAGAGCTGACTATTTAGAGCTACCGCCGCATAGACAAAATGA